CCTTTTACCCGGCGGGGATGCGCTTGAAGAATCGTCCAAAGAAGGCAATGCTTGTGGAAGACCCCCGCAGCCGGTTTAATGGTGAGTTTTGGGAAGTCTATCCAATTGCAACAACCCCCACACAAGTTTACATTGTTTGCCCGTTCTGCAAAACTGTCCATGCACATGGGAATGCAGCCGGGAATTATGAAGGATACCGGGAGCCGCATTGTTATGGTCTGCACGGTGATGGGTATTATTTCATTAAGAATGCGTCTGAACATTAAATAAAGAAGTGAGGTTGAAAAAAATGCTTGATTCTCAAATTACTTTTGAAGCTGCACGCATGAATGCCGGTCTGACCTTGAAGGAAGTTGCAAGGCGGCTGAATGTAAATGCACGGACTGTCAAGCGTTGGGAAGCATACAAGGCAACCCCCAGTGTTGACCACTTTGTTGGGCTGTGCAGGCTGTACGGATGCTCTGTGGATGCAATCAAGCTGTGAGACTACATAGAAGGTGATAGAATGAAAATCAGGGTTGCATACGCAGAGAATGAACAGGAAAAGAAGCGGCAGCATGAAGCCGCTGTGAAACGACTGTTTCCTGATACCAAAGTGAAAGAAATTGGATTAAAAGATGGCTTTTTGCATACGGTTTTGACGGTGCCAAAGCCCAAAAAATCCAGTGATTAAGCCGATTTTCGTTGACTATACCCCCTATATGTGGTATAATAGACATAGAACAATATAGGCATGAGTACCGCACCCTGTTTGTTTTGGGTGTTAGTCTTGAAATCAAGGCATGGGAATAACTGATTTTTTCGGTTATGCTCATGCCTTTTTTGTTTGCATTAGCCAACTTCAGGCGTTAATAGAAGGGAGATTTGAAGATGGAAGATAATACCATCAATCAGAACACGAACCCGGCAACTGAACAGGGCGCAGGGGAAAAGACTTTCACGCAGGAAGATGTAAACCGCATTGTTGGCGAACGTCTTGCAAAAGAAAAGGCCAAGAACAGTGGTGAAGCAGATTTTGCGAAAAGGGAGCAGGAACTTGCACGGCGTGAACTTCACATGACGGCAAAGGAATTGCTATCTGAAAAGGGCTTGCCTGTACAGATTGTGGATGCTCTTAACTGTGCAGACGAAGAAACCATGAAAAAGAGCATTGAAACATTTGAGAAAGTATTTGCAGATTACAAAGCGAATGCCACACAAGCCAAATTCAAAGGATGCCGCCCCGGTGCCAGTCAGGCCCCTAGTTCTGAATTGGCGGGCGATATGGAATTGAGAAAGGCTATGGGGCTTCGCACTTAACGAAAGGAAGCACAAAACATGGCTATCAATCTCGCAACTAAATTTTTACCGTATGTTGATGAAAAGTTCAGCACGGAAAGCAAAAAGAGCCTTCTGACCAATCAGGATTTCGATTGGACGGGCGCACATACTGTGAAGGTGTACAAGGTCAGCACTTCCGCAATGAACGATTACAGCCGGAACACGTCGGACGGTTTGACCGGTTCCCGCTATGGTGTGGTAAAAGATTTGGATGCAACCACGCAGGAAATGACCCTCACTAAAGACCGTTCTTTCACCTTCGCAATCGACAAGCTGGACACTGACGAAACTGCACAGAATCTTCAGGCGGCTTCCGCTCTGGAACGCCAGCTTCGGGAAGTCGTGATTCCTGAAGTGGACGCATATACCTATGGCGTTATGTGCGCCAATGCGGGCAATAAACCCACTGCAAAGGCTCTTACCAAAGAGAATATCTATCTTGAAATTCTCGCAGCAAACAACGCTCTGGACAATGCAGAGGTGCCGGAAACGGGCCGCATTGTCGTTGTCACGCCGGATGTGTATGTGCTGATGAAGCAGTGCAAGAACATTACCATGGAAACTGACATCGGTAATGATCTTCGCCTGAAGGGTGTGATTTCTAATCTTGATGGTGCAATGGTCATCAAGGTTCCGGCAAACCGTCTGCCGAAGAACTTTGGCTTTATGGTTGCCCATCCGTCTGCAACCGTTGCCCCCACTAAGCTGGAAGACTACAAGATTCATGTAGACCCGCCGGGCATTAGAGGCTCTCTGGTTGAAGGGCGCATTTGCTATGATGCCTTTGTTCTGGATAACAAGGTAAAGGCCCTGTATTATCAGGCACAGACGGAGTAAACACAAAAGTGTTGATATGCCGGGATGCTCTTTGGAGAGTGCCCCGGCATATTTTATAAAGAAGGTGTTCAAATGAAAACGGTAGACCGCCTAATTGTAAAAGCCAAAAAGAAATGTGGTACAGAAAGCCTTATCACGGGTTTTGTATGCCCGATAGGGTTTGATTCGTGGGTTGCACGGACACATATTGGGAATAGCGCACACGCTGGACGGTTGCGAATTGTAACGTGTGGGCAGTTTAATTCTATTGATGCTGCCGTTGATGCAATCCATGCTTTAGGGGAACAATACCCAAATAATAAAGATGCAGTGATTTTTATAGAAGATGTTTTTCAGTAAAGGGGTGATATGATGGCAAAGCGAAATCTTAAACTTGATACCCCGGATAATATCAGAAAGGCCCTTGCAAAGGTGGCAAATATGACCTATAAGGGCGAACTGGATACCAAGACGGCAAATAGCATCATATTGGCCTGTAACGCCATTCTAAGTGGAATCCGAACGGATGAACAGGAAAAGAAGTTGATTGAACTGGAACGCATTTTAAGCGAATAGGAGCCGCTGCCATGACTGCAAAGGAGTATTTGGAACAAATCCGCAGGTTGCGAGTTATTGTTGAACAGTGCAAAAAAGAAAAGGCCTTTTTGGAACATCTGCAAATGATGCACCTTACCAACGAACAAACGAAAACGCATTGTCAGATGCTTGAAAAAGAAGTCAGTGCAAAGATTGCTGAACTGCTGCCGGAAATTGAAATGCGTGCAAAACAAATTGAGCAACTGAGCAATTTGAAGCATTTTGAAATTCTCTATCAACGATATGTTATGCAAAAGAGCATGGTAGCGATAGCGGATGATATGCACTATTCGTACCGCCATACGATAAATCTACATACACAGGCCCTTGAAGCGTTTGAAGCAATCTATCACAATAAACGACAGGAGAGCGCAGAATATGGGAAAATATGAATTGCTGATTGGCACAGGTAAAACAGAAGGATTTGTTCCATCTGTTCAGGAAGATGCAACACTGTCCCTTCACCGGCGGAGTACGCCCGGCAGGTTGTCTTTTAGTATGTTGAAGAACACAGCACCGGCATTTGAAGAAGGTGCCCCGGTACATCTAAAAATAGATGGTGTGCCGGTGTTTATGGGCTATGTGTTTACCATGGAAGCAACAAAAGACCATTTTCTGACAGTGACGGCTTATGACCAAATTCGCTATTTGAAGAACAAGCAGTTTTATAAGTACACCAATAAAACAGCAACACAGTTCATTCAGATGGTTGCAGATGATTTTCACCTGAAGACGGGTGTTCTGGATGATACCGGGTATGTAATCGGCAGAAGACGTGATGACAGTTCACTTCTTGACCAAATCGAAACGGCACTTGATTTGACTCTTGCCAATGCCAAGAAAATGTTTGTGCTGTATGATGATTTTGGAAAACTGACATTGAAAAATATCGCAAACATGAAAATTCCTAATTTTCTGGTTTATGATGGAAACACGGAAGACTTCAAATATACGTCCAGCATTGACAAACAGACCTATAACAAGATCGTTCTGATGTATAACGATAGCGAAAAGGGCGCAAGAACCCCGTGTGTTGCATCGGATGAAGCGAACATGGACAAGTGGGGTGTGCTGCAATATTTCGATGAAAGTTTAACAGCAACTGAAAACGGCAAAGCGAAAGCAGAAGCATTGCTGAAACTGTACAACCGTAAAACTAAAAATCTGAAGTTGCAAGGCGTTGTTGGAAATCCCAATGTACGGCCCGGTTGCCTGATTCCCACGCTACTGGATTTGGGCGATGTGAAACTTCAGAATTATATGATGGTTGAGGAAGTCACCCATCACTTATATCTGGATGAACACAGTATGGATTTAACACTGGTTGGAGGTGGTTTTATTGCCTGACTTCAAATTACAACAACCCATATAACACGAAAAAACGCACTTTTGAAATCCGATTTTCAAAAGTGCGTTTTTTCGTTATTGGGTTTAATCCCAGTGTATGCCGTCTTTGGGGTATAACTCCAAAATGTCATAAAACTTTGAGATTTCTGAAATGCTCTTACCTTCTTTCAAGGCTGTCAGCACTTCAATTTTTTCATCCAGCAGTTCATCACTGTCCAGATTAAAAAACTGTTCCAGCTGTGGGGGGAAGATCACTTCAGAAAATAACTGTCTGACTTTTACACCTTTCACAATCATTTCACGGTTCTGACCACCTGACACGAGCGTGGTTCGGGTCAGCTCATCCAAAATATTTTTCAGCTTCATTTTACCATGTTACCAAACAAAATGCTATATCCATCTGATCACGCCTTGCCTGTTTGGAACGGATAGTGTATAATACGTTCAAAGCGGTTTAACACACTTTGAATATCGGCTTGAACATACGTTTTTCCGTTTGGTGGCAATGCCACCTGTTTGCCACCATCCCCCGACAACCGCACAAAGCCGCATGCGTATTGGTATATTGAAATCGTTGAATAAAGTTGGTTTTGAGTTCCCAGAAGTGCCCACAGCAGATTGAATTTTGAACTTTTAGCACTTTTCAATAAACACGGCATTGCGAATGTGTCATCGCGCTTTCCAAGGGCGAGATCGACTCCTGAAAAGGGATGCACTGAAGTACTTTAAGATGATTTGATTTACAATTTGCCCGTCTGGTTTTCAGGCGGGCATTTTCTTTTGCCGGAATATGGTGTTTCCACTTTTATCGTGGTACAATAGATGCAAGAATCATTTTTCAGGAGAAGCACCCTGCCATCCGATTTATAGGACACCCATTGTTGTAAAATCAGGATGTCCACCTATCACAAAAACAAGGAGCAACGTATGCCAAACGATAAGATCACCGCTGTAGGTGCCAACATTGCCGAAAAAGCCGCCATGATCTGGAACGTAGCCGATATGCTGCGGGGGCCGTTCAAGCCCCACGAGTACGGTCTGGTCATTCTGCCCATGACCGTGGTGAAGCGGTTCCACGACTGCCTGCTTCCCACCCATCAGGCGGTGCTGGACACCTACGAAAAGGTGAAAAAGCTGCAGGTCATCGACGGCTTTTTGCAGAAGGCCTCCGGTTACCAGTTCTATAACACCAGCCGCTTTACCTTCGAGACCCTGCTGGCAGACCCGGACAACATTGAGTCCAACTTCCGGGATTACCTGTCCGGCTTCTCTGCCAACGCACAGGACGTGCTGGCAAAGTTCGACTTTGACAACATCATCAAGCGGATGGTGGAGAGCAATACCCTCTACCTCGTTATCAAGGAGTTTGGCTCCGAGAAGGGCTATCTCGGCCCGGACAAGATCAGTGCCGTGGACTGCGGCTACATCTTCGAGGACTTGGTGCGGCGGTTCTCCGAGAGCTTTGGCGAGGAAGCCGGAGCGCACTTCACCAGCCGGGACATCATCTACCTGATGACCGACCTGCTGCTGTCCGAAGCCGACCTTGACACCAGCAGCATGACCGTTTACGATATGGCCATGGGCACCAGCCAGATGCTGAGCTGCATGGAGGAGCGCATCCACGAGCTGAACAGCGACATTGAGGTGACCTGCTTTGGGCAGGAGTTCAACCCCTCCACCTTCGCCATTGCCAAGGCAGACATGATGATCCGGGGCGGCGACCCCAACAATATGCGGTTCGGTGATACTCTGTCGGAGGATCAGTTTCCCGGATTCACCTTCCAGTACATCATCTCCAACCCTCCCTTCGGCATTGACTGGAAGCGAGAGCAGAAGGCGGTGGAAGCCGAGGCCGCTCGGGGCGAGATGGGGCGTTTTGCACCCGGTCTGCCCAAGATCAGCGATGGTCAGCAGCTTTTTGTGCTGAACGGCCTTGCCAAGCTGGCAAACAAGGGCAAGATGGCCATTATCCAGAACGGCTCTCCCCTGTTCAGCGGCGACGCCGGCAGCGGACCCAGCAACATCCGGCAGTATATTCTGGAAAATGACTGGCTGGACTGCATCATCCAGCTTTCCACCGATATGTTCATGAACACCGGCATCTCCACCTACATCTGGGTGCTCAGCAAGGATAAGCCCGCCCACCGTGCGGGCAAGGTGCAGCTTATTGACGCCAGCCACTGCTTCGAGCCCCGCCGCAAGAGCATCGGCACCAAGCGCAACGACATCACCGATGCCTGCCGGGAACTGATCGTCACCGCCTACGGCGAATTTGCCAACGGCAAGGTGTACGGCGACAAAAACGGCATCTATTGCGAGAGCAAGGTGTTCGAGAGCGTGGAGTTCGGCTACAACAAAATCGTTGTGGAGCGCCCCCAGCGGGACGAAGCAGGCAACATCATTCTGAAGCGCGGCAAGCCTGTGCCGGACACCAGCCTGCGGGACACCGAAAACGTACCGCTGGTGCAGGATATTGACGCCTACTTTGCCCGGGAAGTTCTGCCCTACGCCCCCGACGCATGGATCGACCACAGCAAGACCAAGGTGGGCTACGAGATCCCCATGACCCGCTATTTCTACGAGTATCAGGCACCGGAAGCCGTGGAGGATATCGTGGCACGCATCACCGCACTGGAACAGGATATCTCCGCCGGGCTGGCAGAGCTGTTCCATAAGGAGGGCTGACCATGGCACGGAAAATGAAAGACAGCGGCATTGAATGGATTGGGGAGATCCCGGAGGGGTGGGAACTCACAAAAGTAAAACGTATTTTTGATATTGGTCGTGGCAGAGTTATCTCCCAGCAGGAACTAACGTCGGTCGGTTATCCTGTTTATTCCTCTCAAACTAAAAACAATGGCTGTCTAGGATATATCTCAACTTATGACTTCGACAAAAGTCAACTCACTTGGACGACGGATGGAGTCAATGCTGGAACAGTTTTTTTGCGCGAGGGAAAGCACAACTGTACTAATGTTTGTGGAACTCTTGCTCCAAAGAACGGTACGAATGATTTACGCTATTTGAAATATGCACTCGAATATATTGCTTTCTATCATAAACGAGCAGATATAAACGGTTTCAAAATAATGAACAATGAAATGGCTGAAATTGAATTACTCTTGCCACCATTATTCGAACAGCAAAATATCGCCAATTATTTGGATTTTAAGTGTTCTCAAACTCAATCCATCCTTGAACAATCTTTATTCAGCATTGAAGAATATAAAAAACTCAAGCAGGCAGTTATTACGCAGGCTGTTACCAAAGGCGTGCGTGGTAAGCGGGAGATGAAGGATAGTGGGGTTGAGTGGATTGGGGAGATTCCAGCAGAGTGGAGCATTACAAAAATCAAGTCGGGTGTGACAAAAATCGGTAGTGGCAAAACGCCTTCGGGTGGTGCTGAGACATATACTGATTCTGGTGTAATTTTTCTTCGTAGTCAAAACGTTTATGATTGCACCTTAAATCTCGAATCTCCTACTTATATTTCACCTGAGGTTGATGCCACCATGAAATCGACCCGTGTTTTGCCTGATGATGTTCTATTAAATATCACCGGCGGTTCTATTGGCCGGTGTAGCATTGTTCCCAAAACACTCGGCTTAGCTAACGTTAATCAGCATGTCTGTATTATCCGTACAAACCCTCTTATCTTTCTTCCAAAGTATATGCAGTATTTTTGGGTTTCCACTTTGGGCCATTTAGCTATTGACCTGTATCAAACTGGCGGAAATCGTGAGGGCATGAGTGCTGACGCTATCCGCAACACACCTATTCCTTATGCGCCATTGAACGAACAAAAAGAAATCGCCGACTACCTTGATGCCAAGTGTGCCGAAATTGACGGGCTGATTGCAAAGAAGGAGCAGCTGGTGAAAGAGCTGGAAAGCTATAAGAAAAGTTTGATTTATGAGGTTGTAACAGGGAAACGAGAGGTGTAAAATGTGAGTAGCAAGAAAAAGCCTACCGTTAATCAACATATTGTTCCTCAAGCATATCTCCGAAGATTTGCTACACTCACTGAAAACAAGAACTATCAAATTGGGGTCGGGATACGAAAAAAGGACGGACGCAACTTTTTTGCAACAACACAGTCCGTTAAAAATGTAGGTTTTGTAAAAAACGTTTACGAATTTGATTGCAGAAAGGACACTCCAAATTATTGGGAAAATTACTTTGCCGAAGTAATTGAGCCTTTCTGCGGCACAGAATTATCTAATATCATTAGCAATATTGAATCATCTCAAAACGCTGCTGTTGTTTTAAGTCATGAAGATAAATGCAATCTTTCTGTATTTATTTGCCATCAAATTTTCCGCAGTCCTCAGGCATTAGAGAAATCCATACAGATTGGTCAAAAATCCATAGAGCGAGGAAAGAAAGAAGCACAATCAATACTTAAATCCTCATTTCCACCATTCCTGCATTCCCTTCTATTAAACGCTTTAGACGATGCTGACTTTTCCAAGGATGAAATCAAGGATATTTTTATGCAGTCCATGTCTGACGTCAACCGACAAGAAGAACGAACCAATGCATTACTTGATAAGATTTGGATTGTTTATGAAAATACAACTCAGCTTCAATTTATAACAAGTGATAATCCTGTATGCCGAAAAAACTGTGTTACAAAATCTTTTTCTTTTGAAGATAACACCTTAAAAGATCCAAATTCCCTCATTTTATTTCCATTATCCCCTACGATTTTAATAGAAATTACTCCCAGCCATCTTTTAGGATCGCAGCCACAAAAATATGATGGCCGAAAATTCCTATTGGGGCAAAACGATCTTTCTTTTATTGCTGGTGCAGATACCCTTCAAATATTGCAATGTCATCGACAAGTTTTTATGTCATTAAATATGCTTCAGCATCTTGATGAATTGTCGAAAGCGAGCAAAATCAATGATTGAACAAATTGTCAAGGAAATAAATATCTGCTTAGAAAATGAATGTTTTCTCTCTGCACTTGGAATGGCACTTACACTTCCTGACATTTGCGGAAAAGCAGAATATCCAACAGACGGCGTTACCAAAAGGTATATCAAATGGACAAATGAATATATTAGCGCTTATGAAAAGGATGACAGTCCGTATGGAATTGATATGCCTTATTTAAGTGGCGAGGTTCTTTATAACCTGCGCAATGCTATTCTTCATCAAGGGAATCCCAATATTGTATCTTCTGAAATCAAAGACATTCGCTGTAAAGTTGATGAATTCAACTTGGTCATTGGAAGTACTTTTTCGGGAGACACAAGCTCAGTCCATTATGGAAACGACCAGCAAATTGTTTACCGTCGACTCGATGTCAACATCGTTAATCTTTGTACAAAGCTCACCAGAACAGCAGAAGGCTACTACTGTGAAAACCATGAGAAGTTTAACTTTTTCAATTGCACAATTGATGATAGAAGAAAATTGGGATTTATAAATTTGTAATGTAGAAATTAGGAGACGTAAAATCATGAAAGAATCAGATCTTTTTAATACAGGTGTTATAGAGTGTGAAAAAGGGTCGGCTGTTTTTATCAATGATAATTATTCATTCAATTTTTTGAATGCCCTGTCAAAAAAGCCAGACATGTACGACCGAGATAAAGCTTTCTGCCTTTCTCTTCCCGCTGATGGTTTTCTCAAAGGAGTTACGCACAATGGCCATGACATAGCTATTTATTGTGGTTCTCCAGAAGAATTCGCTACTAAAGAAATACCATCTACTTTTTGCATTCATACAAACACCTATCTTATTCAATGCGGAAATCGTAGTCCTTGTGACTGGTCGCATTTTGAGGGTATTCAATTTTGCGGTGGAACATTAAATGATCTTTTCTCTAATATTCCATTTATTAAGCTTTCTGCTTCTGGTGACTCTGTCACTCCCCTTTCTAGTGTCATTTCCACACCATTTGGAGAAATAACTGTTACTATTGGGACAATATCTCAGGAGCGTCGCAGTCGTGGCGAATACACTCTTTCAAATAGAACCGTTTATATAAAACTACTTTTCGCCGAGTCTATTACAATTGCCGATATCTTCCCTCATCTAGATAATGTTTCAAAATTTATTTCTTTCTTAACCAATCATAAAAACATTGGTTTCGATGAAATCTATTTATTGAAATGGAATAAAAAATATCATACAGCTTTCAACGATGTCCAAATATTTCAAGAAAGCTATCATGAGTTTGTTCAAAAAAGTCCATGGAGCAACATTTGTTTTGATGATCTCAACGATTTTCTCTTTCCCCTACTTCAATTAGTTTACAGCCGTTCTCCTCATAATCCTTTTTGCTTTATGGATTTTTTTCCAGCCTCTTCTCGTGATGTTGGTCGAATGTCAACTGACTTAATCCATAGCATTGTTACCTGTCTAGAATGTGAGCTTTCCCGAACCAAAGCCATTAGTTCTCCTTCTGATGATAAAAATACAGCCTATATTGCAGAATCTGAAAAACTCTTTTCCCTTGTAACTGAGTTAAAAAAAGCTGTTCAAACCTATGAAAAAGAAAATGGCTCATTTTCAAAAAAGACTCATGATATGCTTATGGGGACATTGAAACATCTTTCGCTTGCAGATGCCGATAAAATCAACTTGCTCTATGATAAATATAAACACTTTTTAAGTGTTCTCTTTAGCGATTACAATTTCACTCTGGAACAATCCGACATTGAAGCTTTAATAATTCATAGAAATCGCACCACTCATGGTGTTCAACAAATTCTTGATAATCGCCTCGCAATGACTGCTTTTTATTTAATTGGTTTAATCTATTGCATGATTCTTCACAGTGTTGGTATTGACGACCCACAACTGAAAAAAATTTGTGAAAAGCATTTCTTATCAAAATAAGGAGGTCTAATCATGCCCCTCAACACCACCGAAAAGCAGTTTGAATCGGACATTGCGGCGGCGCTGCTCTCCCCTGCCGGGGGCTACACCCGCAACGGGGATTGCTACGACCCCAAGCTGGGGCTGTTTGTGGACACCCTGATCCGCTTTGTGCAAAAGACCCAGCCCAACGAGTGGGCATTTTTTGAAAAGCAGAACCCGGTAAACCCGGTGCGGAAGTTCTGCACGGCCTTTAACAATGCCTGCGATGCAGACGGGCTGCTTTCGGTGCTGCGGTATGGGTTCAAGCACCGGGGACGGCGGTTCCGGGTGTGCTATTTTCAGCCGGAGTCTGCGCTGAACCAGAAGGACGCCCAGCGCTACGCCCAAAACGAGGTCACCTGCAACCGGCAGTGGTTCTACTCCGACACCACCCACAACTCGGTGGACATGGTGCTGGCGGTAAACGGCATCCCGGTGTTCGCCTTTGAGCTGAAGAACCAGTTCACCGGGCAGACCGTGGAGAACGCCAAACAGCAGTGGATGCATGACCGGGACCCCCGGGAGGTGTGCTTCCAGTTCAACAAGCGCATTCTGGGCTACTTTTGCGTAGACCTGACCGAGGTGTGGATGGCAACCCGGCTGGCAGGTAAGGACACACGCTTTCTGCCCTTCAATCAGGGCTCCAACGGTGCCGGGCGGGACGGCGGTGCAGGCAACCCGCCCAACCCCAGCGGCTACCTTACCGCCTACCTCTGGGAAGAAGTGTTCCAGAAGGACAGCATGATGGACATCCTGCAAAAGTTTATGAGCCTGCAGGATGGCAAGACCCTGATCTTTCCCCGGTATCATCAGCTGGACGTGGTGCGCAAGCTGGTGGCAGATGTGCGGCAGAAGGGTGCCGGGCAGCACTATCTCATCCAGCACAGCGCCGGGTCGGGCAAGTCCAACTCCATTGCTTGGACGGCGTACCGGCTGGCTTCCCTGTTCAACACCGAGAACAAGCCGGTGTTTGCCAGCGTCATCGTGGTGACTGACCGCACTGTGCTGGACGCGCAGCTGCAGGAGACCATCTCCGGCTTCGACCATACGCTGGGTGCGGTGGAGGCCATCGGCGAAGACAAAAACTCCGGCGACCTGCGGGATGCCATCAACAACGGCGCACGCATCATCATCACCACGCTGCAAAAGTTCCCGGTCATCTATACTGAGGTGAACAAGACCGCCGGGAAGAACTATGCCGTTATCATCGACGAAGCGCACTCCTCCCAGACCGGCACCTCTGCTTTGAAGCTGAAAGCCGCCCTTGCCGACACCGAGGATGCGCTGCGGGAATATGCCGAGCTGGAGGGCAAAGCGGAGGACGAGATTGACCCGGAGGATGCACTGGTGAAGGAACTGACCTCCCACGGGCGGCACAAGAATCTGTCCTTCTTTGCCTTTACCGCCACCCCAAAAGCCGCCACGCTGGAGCTGTTCGGCACCGAGTACCCGGACGGCAGCCACCACCCTTTCCACATTTACAGTATGCGGCAGGCTATTGAGGAAGGGTTCATTCTGGATGTGCTGCAAAACTACATGACCTATTCCACCTGCTTCAAGATCGCCAAGACCATCCCGGACAACCCCGACCTGCCCGCCAGCCGGGCGGCAAAGCTCATCCGCAAGTATGAAGAGCTGCACCCCTACAACATCAGCCAGAAGGCAAAGATCATTGTAGAAACCTTTCGGGAGACCACCAGCCACAAGATTGGCGGGCGGGGCAAGATGATGGTGGTCACCTCCTCCCGGCTGGCGGCGGTGCGGTACTTCCACGAGGTCAAGCGCTACATTTCCGAGCAGGGCTATGACGATGTGCAGATCTTAGCGGCATTTTCCGGTGCCGTACCGGACGGTGGCGTGGAGTACACGGAGCAGTCCCTGAACGTCCGCGCCGACGGCAGCCACATTGCGGAGAGCCAGACCAAAAAGGAGTTTCACAACAACTTCAATGTGCTCATCGTGGCAGAAAAATACCAGACCGGTTTTGACGAACCGCTGCTCCACACCATGATCGTGGATAAAAAGCTGAAGGGCGTCAAGGCGGTGCAGACCCTTTCCCGCCTGAACCGTACCTGTCCCGGCAAAACCGACACTTTTGTGCTGGATTTTGTGAACAAGGCAGAGGACATCCGGGAGGCATTCCAGCCGTTTTATCAGGAGACCTTTCTGGAGCAGGAGGTCAACACCGACCTCATTTACAAGACCCAGAAAGAGCTGCGGAGCTTTGCCGTTTATTCCGATGTAGACGTGGAAGCCTTTGCCAAGGAGTATTTCCGCAGCACCAAGCAGGATAAAAACGCCGTGGGCCGCATGAGCAGCGTCTTGAAGCCGGTGGCAGACCGCTACAACCAGAAAACGCAGGCCGAGCGGTACCAGTTCCGCCGCTTGCTGCGCAGCCTTGTCAAGTGGTACGGCTACGTTTCGCAGGTGGCACGAATGTTCGATGAAGAGCTGCACAAGGAGAACGTATTCTGCGCTTACCTGCTCAAATTGCTGCCGCCGGACGAGGTCTCTCCGCTGGACTTGGAGGGCAAATTGCAGTTGGAGTATTACAAGCTGCAAAAGACCTTTGCCGGTGCCATCGAGCTGGAACACGCCAAGGGCGTCTACGAGCCGGTCACCCAGAAAGGTGCTTTGGGGCACGACCCCAAGGAGCCGCTGGACGAGATCATTCTGAAGATCAACGAGAAGTTCAAGGGCGAGTTCACCAATGCCGACCGGGTGCTGCTTACTGCTCTGCACGACCGTCTGTTGGCTGACCCGAAACTGGCAAAGCTGGCGCGCAGCTCCGACCCTCAGATCTTTACCGAGAGCATCTTCCCCAAGGCTTTTGATACTGCCGCGCAGGACAGCTATCTTGAAGCGCAGGACACCTTCTCTTCCCTGTTTGAAGATACCAGCAAGTACAAGGCTATCATGTCGGCATTGGCAGAGTGGCTGTATGGAGAATTCCGGAAGAAGTAAAACCGTTTTCTATTTTTATTTACTTAAAACAGCCTGCATCCACAGGATGCAGTTCACGGGTTTGGGTGTTCCCAACAAGTATTTTGCAACGCAAAATAAGCAGATGTATATACGTCTGCACTGCTTGCGGGTACTATGAAGCCTCTCAACCTACCCTCCAATTTTGAAAATTATTTTGCAAGCCAGACCGTCCGTTTTCAAGTTTAACTTGAAGCGGACGGTTATTTTTTGCTCAGGAGGTTTCTGCGTTTGCAACCGCCGCAAGCAGGGCAAGCTGGTACCATCTCGCAATTTTTGAATCTGATTTTTTACAAATCCGACTTCAAAAACACTTGTTGGGTTTCTCCCAAACCCGATATTCCGCACAAGAATGCGCTGGTTCCGCACCTTAACGGACGCTGAATAAGTAAATTTTCTCAGAAAAACGCGCTTTGGAAAATCGGCGTTGATTCATTCAATATCGCATCAAACCGGAACGATTACTTCCGGTTTTGAAGGTAGAACTCTCAAATGGTCTAGCATGAATTCGGATGTGAAAACGGAGGTGAATGCGATTTCGGATTATTTAAGACCCAATATGCCGCTGCCGCAGTACCTGCCCTATCCGCTTATATCCAGTCCACCGGAAAGGAGTACGCTGACCATACCGCAGCACTGCGTATCTGGGCAAAGCGGCAGAAAGCAGAGAAAAAGACAACACCGGGCATCCCGGACTACACCTTTGCAGAAGGAGAAAGCCTATAAAGACGATCGAAAAATATGCAGAAATTTTAATCCCAGAAATCGAAACCGGGCAAATTGCCGTTGATGAACTTCTTGCAGCATGATATAATTTTCTTGTAATATTTGTCCCAACACAATGGTAGGATCTTCCCCTCCACTGTATTACATACACGGAACGAGGTGCTTAAAATGAATCGACCAGATGACTCTCCCAAAAATTCTATCATCATCTACACCACAGAAGATGGCCTGACCAAAATCGATACTACCTTTGACGGTGACACTGTCTGGCTTTCCATTGACCAGATGGCTGAGTTGTTCCAACGTGACAAATCCACGATTTCCCGCCATATCAAAAACATTTTTGCAGAGGGTGAGCTTGAACGAGACTCAGTTGTTGCAAAATTTGCAACAACTGCCGCAGACGGAAAGACCTATCAGGTCGAATTCTACAATCTTGACGTCATTATTTCTGTTGGTTATCGTGTCAAATCCAAACGAGGCACACAGTTCCGTATCTGGGCAACTGGCATTCTGAAGGAATATATGCGCAAGGGATTTGCGCTGGATGACGAACGCCTGAAAAATCTGGGCGGCGGTGGATATTTCAAAGAGCTGTTAGAACGCATCCGTGACATCCGTGCTTCCGAAAAAGTGTTTTATCGTCAGGT